CCGATTTTATATTACGCGAGAGAAAACCTGAATTTAATAAACTCTATTTAAACTGGAATTCGCGACAAACATCTGTTATATGATGCATCTGGGAAGAATTACAAAGAAACCCAGAAATGACCCCGAGAGGACATTTGTCTTAAAATTTTGAAATTTTGAATAAATTTTGTTTGTTTTAAATCCTCTTAGAATTTCGCGAGCCACCGCTCGTCCATCTCCTCGAAGTCCTCTTTTAGTAGGTGGATTCGCAATTCCTCGTTCGTCCGGCCTCGCAGCGCCTGTAAAGCGTTGTTAACTCTGTCTACTGTCTTCTGATAATATAACCTTCCATGGTGGTAAGCAAATCTCTGAACATCGGCGAGATTTCCCATTAGGGCGTCCTCGGGCCGCAGCGTCTTTCGGATCCAGTTGGCTAGTTCCTCAATAGTCTGTTGCTCGATTGGCGCCCTAATACGATCCGGAAACTCTGGGTGAGGAGAAAACATTCGTTTGAGGAATGTCGCCTCGTCAGCCAGAGCCATCGTATCTGGGATATCTCCCCCTCTCTTCATGGCGTCCGTGTAAACGATCCCGTGTTTGGCGAAGTAACTCCGTAGTGTATTGAAGTTGAACCAGGCCTGAATCCTTTCCGCGGGCGCCACCAAGTGATCGTCTCCGTATAGCGAAAGTTCCATATCTTCTGGCCCGTCTTCACATCCTGTTGGTCTTAAGGAGTAGAAGGCAGTCAAAAGATACAGAAAGTTGTTAGCGCAGTTAAAATCCGCGGTAATCGCCATCCCAGAGGGAAGTCCTTGATCTTTGTATACCACCGTATTGCCGTATATTGTATACGTTCTGATAACATCCATGATTAAGATTTGGCGCGCAATGTCGTCTAATGGGGAATAGTCCTCGCTTCCGTGAACTCTGTACCACGCATTGATCCCTTCAACTGCTCGCATCATCACGTCAGGGTCTAACCTTCCGTCCCATTCCTTGTAGTCTCCAGCGATGACTCTCCCGTTGTAGCGGTTAAGCCTCCTGTAAAGAGCACTCCAGTCTGGACTCTCAGGGTCGATCCCGACGGCGGCATACCCGGAGGTACACGCGGCGTTCATTGTTGCCACCCAATGGCCAAAGTACTTGCGCACCATCAGCGTATTGGGCAACGACATGCAGTCAAAAAGTCTGGTTGCACCGTTGGTAATCTTTGCAAGCCCTCTTCGTTCATCTTTCAGGTTCGAGTATGTCACCGTAAACGTTCTCTTCTTTTGGTTGAGATTGTCCTGGTACTCGTCCACATCCTTCTGTAGTTGAGGGTCGCGAATCTTGTATGTTATCTTTTCTGGGTCCTGTTCGTTGTTGGTAGCTTCAAACAGAAACCTCTTTCCTTTTGTTCCGAAGTTGGGGTTGCGGAGTCTCTTGTGGGGCCAGCCTGCTGATGTTAGCATATTTAGTCTGGTGTATCCCCAAGCAGGGACGCCGTTTATTGCCTCGCTCAAAGTGAGCTTCCTGGCTGCTCCCCCCACAGGGCGAATCATGCTCAACACGGATATGAAGAACCTGGTCGCCAACTCTAGAGCGCGTCTGTTAAACGGTTTTGTGGGAACCGCGTACTTCTTCGCTCCTTCGTTGAGGGGGGTGTAGTCGGGATCGTTACGTCGATCTTCGGAGAGCCTTAGGTCATGTTTCGATTTCACACTCGGCTGGGTGACGATGGGAAACACTCCCTGAATGGGCGAGGGTATAATGTCGGTCTTATTACACACTCTCTCTACCCACCCAGGTTTGAGTGTCGCCACGTACTGCATATTACCCTCGGGGTATACCGTGAGGGTTTTATCCAGTACGTTGTACTCGGAAAACTCCTGAGTAGGAGTCCCGAGTACTACACCGTCGTACCAGTCGGGTGTGTCATCAAACAAGTTGGCTCTTAGTTCAGCTGTGGCTCGTTGTACGTTGTAAGCAACGAGCTCTTCGCTCAACGGAATGGCTGAACTCATTCCGCGGGTGTCTTTTGCGACATGCATTCCGAATATGCTGCCGTGGGTGATGGCTCCAGTTTTCACCAGAGGTGCACCACAAAATCCTGCTTTGGCTTCGATGCCGTATGTATACGCCACAGGTAGAACGTAATCAACTTCCTGGCTCCGACCGTTAATGGTCACAGTCTCACTGTACTTCACTTTGGTCTGTTGTCTGACCTTAAAGTGGTGGAGGTAGGGGACGTTTCGGTCGTCACTCCTACGGGAAGGCATCTCAGTCGTCATTCCATCGAGCTCTTGATGTTCTTCTTCAAGCACGAAGTGCCTCTTGGACACGATGTCTTGGAACTGGCCCACCTTCGCGTCCATGGCTATGATAGCCAGGTCAGGTGAGAAAGTCCCATCGAGGTTCTTGCACCTCATGATGTCGTTTGGTCCAATCCGCACTTCGAACTTCTGAGCTCGGTATGTGAATGTTACTTCTCTTTCTTCTTTCGCAAAACGCCGTGCATAGTGCCACAGGGTCAGGACGAGATTTCCTTTCAGAGCCAAGCCCTGAATCACTTTCATCCTCCCTTCTTCCTCATGTTCGAACAGCACCATGTTCTTCTCCAGGAAACGCTCTGACAGCGTGTCGTACTCTGCCGAGGCGTCGAGCTTTGCAGCCTTCTTCCTCAACATTTCCTCCATTTTGTCCGCGACTTCGGGAAACCCTTCTTTGGTCATATGGGTAGTAAACTGGGTGATCGCTACATCTAGCGCATCCGACCTAGCTTTATACAACCTCATCCGGGCTAACCTAGCCGTTCGAGCATCTCCACCCGATGGTCCGTTGTGGGCGTCCGCATAGAAGAAATCCGCTGCTCCTGTCAATGTCACAAGAGTTTTGTTAGCCAATCCCATTGCACACATGATGGTAAGAGAGAGCAGGAAAATGTAGCATCCCAACGAGAGGAAGTTGCAGAGCAACTGTATGTTCAGGGTTGAGAAGAAAGCGCAATGCTCCTTCATCTTGGCCCAGCCCGCAGCGGTTTTGTTTTCGCACCACTGGTAAGCTGCGTGGACGAAGTTACAAAACCCATTCCATCTGTTGTCGTGCCACCTATCCAACTTCTCCCGTGCGTTCTCCGGTTCCAATTCCTCGTCTTGGTTGTCCGCTCGCAGAACATGGTCGTAATCGGGCAGGTCCTCGGCGCTCCCAGCACCAAAGAAAGCCACCCAATTCTCTATGCGTATGTCAACTGACCAGTTCCACACTGCAGCGACGTCCGTTCCCTCAATGAAGTGTTGCCTGATCTCGTTAGGCATGAGGTAGGACATCTCGTGCAGCATGTCATTGAACTCTCCTGGGATCATCAACATCCTGCGAGTGATGTTATCGAAATTGAGTATACCTTCGTTCATCTTTCCGAGTATCGTTGTTGGGTTCGCTCGGACTCCTTCGGTATAGTCGCCGTAGTACAACACTCCTCGTCGGTGACAGATCCACATGTTGGTCGCAATCAACTCTCCCTCGAGAACAGGATCGAACTCCGTCTCTCCAATCTCCATGCAGCACTGGCGCCATGAGTCTTCTTCGGGTTGCCCCAATTGACAAAAAGCTCCTGCACAACACGGGCACCGGCGTATATGGTCACCTCCTCGGGCGTTCTGTTCTATCGCCTCTTCGATATCCACGACCTCCAACGCTCCAGCTGGTGGGGCCACCACATGTGGTACTTCCTCCCAGAAGTGTCTCTGCACAGGTTCGTCGTACGCGTCTGCGTGCATGGCTTCCACCATGGCTTTCCTAGCATTCAGCGTCAATCTCGTCCCACCCAATAAAGGGAGTTGGAGAAAATCGTAAGTTTGCTTGGCCAGCCATGGTAGAGCTTCGTCCAAGTTTGCAAAACTCCGAATTGGGGCGTAAGGCGCGGCAGGGCTCACTGCTGGTGCAGGCACCAACACGTTCAACTTTCCGCACTTCTCCGCCTCAATAAGGATGTTTCTTCGTCGCCACACTGCTATGTCGTTTCGAAGTTCTGTAAACTTGGGGTAAGCTTCGTTCGTAGAAGTCACCATGAGGAGCGATCTAAACTCCATGCCTTTGTCACTGATGTCTGCCATCGAGAGAGGACACGCCATCGAGCTCACTGTTCGTATGAGCCAAACTCCGTCTGATTCGTCCAAGCCAGTTCCTTTCCCAGCAAACACGTCATCCCAAGTCATGACTTTCAGTTCCGAATTGTAACCATCGTCGTGCTTGCAGCCTCCTCCTTTGGTCCACACTTTGGGGGTTCCGTCATCGTGGAATGTGAAGTCTTCCTCTCCTTCTGGCGTCACTTTCCCGTTCCCGAACTCAGTACAGAGCATTGGGATTTCCATTGCCACACGAGTCATCAACTCACTTTTACCGCACCCAGGCTCACCAACGAATTGGATATGCATGGGGCAGCGCCGGTTAGGTGGTGAAATCGTGTACTTCTCGAAGTACTTCACAGCTTCCGTGATGTCTTTCCTCATCAGCATAAGCTCCGATCTTACGGAGGCTGATATCGTCACCTTGTTACTGACGATTGCGTGAGTGATTTGGCTCCCGAGTCTTGTTGCTTCCACGAGTTTTGGAAACGTGTGGAAGTCCGTGGCCTTCTGTTTTCTAGCGGTCAAGTCTGCGAATTCCTTGTGGAGGTCAATAAAGTCAGAGATGTTGATTCCAACTTTCTTGAACTCTCCATCGACTCCCAGTCCCAGTTTTGCACCAGGCCAGAAGTAGAGGATCGCATCTTTCACCCACTCCACAAACTTTGAACACAAGTTCACTATCGTTGTACTTCCGCGCTGAACGTTCGACACATCACGCCCTAGGTTACCCCAAGAGGTGACGAGTGAGCTCACTCCTCGGTTATCCACCACTTTCTTTCCAGCTATTAAGCAGCCAACAACGGCTGCTGACGTAGCGAGCGCTGTGCCTGTGGACTCAACGTCCAGGGCGTCAGCACGAGCTCCGTCTGGTGATCGCACATTCTTTCCTAATAGCTTTGAGATGAGGGGCCACACGTATGTTTGCCACACCTCGGTGATGGGTTTCTTCAGAATGGGTCCAAACTGCCTCCACACGAACTCCACGAGTGAGAAGATCTTTCCTCGCCAGTCACTTGTTGCCAAATGTGCTGCGAGGCAGGTCGCATCGAAAACCATGTCCGTGACGAACGCGGCAACGCCTTTGTCAAATGTATGCTCTAAAGCCTCCTGCCACTCTCCCAGAGTGTCAAGTGCCCGAAAGAGCAACCCTCCTGTTGGTGAAGAGTAATCGACAAACGCTTTAATTGCGTTGTTCATCGCGCGACGCGGTGTCCGAGCGATCCACGCTCCCACATCGTAAATTCCGCTGAAGAAGTTCGTCATCTTCCGCCGAAATCCTCGATCTAATTTTTGGTCGGCCAGCCACAACTTCACAGTTTCGATGTCTTTCACTGTGTACTCCCCGTTGTCGGTGGGAAGTGCTACTTGACGCAGCGGCTCCAGAATTTCTTCCGGAATTTCAGTTGGTCTGACTGTTGGTTCCATCTCTACTTCGTCCATTTCAAAGGGGTTTGTGTTTGGTTCCATGTTTGATACGTTGATCGCTTACTTACTTCCCAATAGTTATGTTAACTGGGTGAGTAAGGGCGCAGGGTTTCTTAACCTTTCGGCAAGAACAAAAATGCTACACTTGATGCCGTTAGGGGTACAAGTGCATAGAGATAATTAGGATTGCTGACTCCCAGCACGCCTACTACTAGTGTCTACAAGACTTCGCGATCATCTTTCGAATCATATCGCAGCAATTCCTTGCAACACGCTCGGTTCGGCTACCTAAGTTCGGTCCAATTTTCGTTTCAACTACTCTGTCCTTTTTCCTCGCTAACGGGTTACGATCCCAGATACGTTATTAGTCATGTAACGGCTGATTAAGGCAATTACATCCGATAAGCTTCCTGAAAAGCTTGAGTGGCTTTGGCCAGACATGCGCGATGTTTCGCGAGTCTGGTTTGACTTCTCTCACTATTCAATGCATCTGCAGGTGGGGCCACAACAGTTTCCAATGAATATGTGTCTGGTGGTGAAACCAGATATCCAAAGTGAATGTCATCACCTCCTGCTGCAAACACATGAAGTCTAAGGTAGGGCACAGCTCCATACTGCGTCACTATTCCGGTGAACGGGTCGTAAACTTGAGTTCCTTCTTGAAGCACTGGAAGGTTGTTTCCTTCTGCTTCAACAGCAAAGACTACTACGATCTCTCCATTTCCTTTGGCATTCGGGTCTGAAAGCGACTGGGTTGTAGTGACACACTGGTTGTAAACTGAATAAAAGGGGGCTTCTATTTCTATTGCTGCATTCTGTGAAAAGTTTCCTGTATGTGAGGGATAAGCACTGAAATTTCCGAATCCTGCACGGGCTTCGAAAGTGGGTATAAATTCTTGTTCATCCATAACATATGACGCCATCCAATTGACTGAAGTTAATCTGTTAGACTGTGGTTGAAGTTTATATCGGATCCCTCCGCTCCACAAGGCATACATCTTCGACATTGCTGTAAGAAGCAAGTTGGTGGAAGACGATCCCTGCAAAGGAACGAAAGGCTCAGATGCTACACTAGGTTCAGTCCAAGTAGTTGTGTTAAAATCGTAGGGTGTGTACATTGTTTTAAGTACCGGGGTTACGGGTAAATTTAAACTGCCTATAAGAAGACGGGTAGGGGGAACAGTATACTCCCCAGTACCAGAAACAACATTCAGGTCGGGACCATAACTGTCACTTCCGTTACCAGGTGTCATAGGGATGATCACTTCAATATACTTAGAATACCTTCTAGCCATGTCCTTTGCGTTGACGACTCCTTCCTTGAACGCATTCAATGCAGCAACTTGTTTCTGGCCAGCCATAAGTAGGTTCCTAGGGATAGGAACTGATTCTCGGGCTTGCAAGTCATTGTCTACTCCACAAATGGTTGCGGCTGAGTCTCCTACATCTGCTGTTACAGTTGGAGCTTCAGGGTTAGGTTGGGGTGTTTCTGTGGTCTTCTCCTTACAATCCAAAGCGTCGGCTCTCAAAGTCATTGCGGGTACTGGTATAAAAGTCGTTTCGGGGCGCATTCGAGGCACATCAAATTCAAAATCGGGTCCTGCTCCAGTGTAGACGTTGAACTCTACAGTATCCGGGGTGGAACTAGGTGAAGCAAGTTGATTCTGAACGAAAACGTAAACGTAACCTGTAATGTGATTGTCTGTTAAGGTTGAATAATCCGAATTTGCAAACGGAACATACAACTTTCGCGGCACCGAACTCTGAAAGGGGACACTAATGTTAATACGTTTGATTCCTCCTTGTAGGTCGAAGTACGCAACGGGCATGTTACTCCACTCATTGATGTTAAAAGTATGAGAGAGATCAATTGCATTGGGTACAAACGCAAATCCTAATCTTCCTGTCTGCATCATCGTGGAAACAAAGTCGAACTCGTATTCAATTGAACCGCGCCAGTATGTGAAAAACGACGAAATATAACTAAGGTAGTTATTACGCGTTCTCGGTACTCCAGGGGTGATGTTATCCCAATTGGAATATCCTGGCATGACTGGTATTCTCCTGAGGATAGTGCCGGGCACATCCGATGTTTTCCAGGAAAATATCTGTGTGAGTCCTTTAATCTGTACAAGCTTGGTCAAGTCCATCTCCGAATCTTTCGTTCCCGAAAAGTTGGGATGAATTGTGTAAGCTCCTTTCGTAAAGGCTCCAAGGCGCACACTCGTATCTCCCCCTCGCAGGTGAGACAGAGGCGCTATGGGGGCTATGGTGTTAACGTAGCCAACTCCAGTCATTGCGGGTCGATCAAAATTAAATCCTCCTACGACTTCATTGACTCCTCCCAGAAGTCCTTTGAAGTCTCCAACTAGTCCTCCAATGTCCAAGTTTGTAGCGTGGGTGATGGCTCCAGTAACAGCTCCAACGGCTTTCGTTCCCCCAGATAAAATCTCATCTACTCCGTCCGCACGCAAGCGAGCGAATTCTGTTCCCAAAGTGTAAGTGGGAATTTGAGTAGCATGAGGATAAATGGGGACATTGAGTGAAATTTCCTTAGCGCTGAGGAACATTAGTACGTTCGCGCTAGTAGTTCCACCTTCATTAACCATAAGAGGGTTAAGCACGTTAAGTCTTATCCTGGCCATGATATCAAATGAGTCTTTCGAATTAGTGGTTAAGTAGTCTTGGATGTGTTCCCATGGGACAAGCAACTCCACACTGTTAGAACGGGCAGCATCAATTTGAGCACTAGGCAACATTGAAGCAGCATAGATGTTAAACTGTTTCTCGAAGCTTCCGCTTGGTAGAGGTCCGTCAACCATTTGATGGAAAGGGTCCACACTTGCTATCAAACGCCCCTGATGAAATTTAGAGGTGTTAACAACAATTCGGATGAGTAAGTCCATTTTGAAGTAAGCGAATGTCTCAAGAATGTTGTGTTGAACAGTGGGAATCTCATTGATAATGTTAGGGATATCCACTTCCTGTCCAGCAGGCAATAAACTATCTCCACGAGCTTGGGCGGTAGTCCACTGCAAATTCCTGATTACAATCGGCTTCTTCATGAGATCTTGAGCAGTAAAAGGGGCCTCCGGCATTACACTAGGGGTGGGCTGGGCATTAAGTCCGCCTCCCATTGGTCTACCAGAGCCTTGAGCGGATGGTCGCTCATCTAAGAAAATAGTGTGAGTTACTTCCTTAGAATCCTCTCCTGGTCTGTCTCCTTCTCCCTTGTAATTCATTAAAGCCTCCATGGCTTCCGCACTTGATGTAAACTTCTTTCCGTCCATTTTAACAAGTAATAGGGTGAGTTT